GTTTAAGTATCTTGGTTTGAGGATAAAGATATTTCTTTTTTCTTCATTTAAATTTGTTTCGTATTCATAATTAGTAACTGCTCTAACAAAATTTATTGCAGGAACTAGATTTGAATAACCAAGACCGGCATCCCAATATTCATAGTAGTAAGAATTGCCCGCAAAAGTTGAATTATCGGAAACATAAAAAAGAACTGATTCTCTTCTTTGACTTGAAAGAGTTGGTGATGCAATAATTGGAGCAGTTGGAAGTTCGTATCTAAATCCAGTTATACCATTTCCATCTGATGATAAGAGTTCTGTCACTATCTGAGGTCCGTTATATTCATTCTCTACAACATCAGCAATAATAACTTGATTTCCAATCTGTAAATTTGGAATGCCATTCAGCATAAAAACTGTTACTGTTGTTGATGAATTTACAGAATCACCTGATGAAATAACAGCAATTTGAGAATTGATAAATTCCACAAAATTGCCATTGCTTTTCCACTTTGGTGAAATTTGAAGTCCACTCTCTAGAACAGTAACGCCTAAAGAGTTCTTAATTTCCATAGTTTCATAATGGTGGATGTTATAAAGATTTTCATAAGAACCATATTTTTCTAGCAATACTTTATCAAATGTATTTTGACTAATTGGCCATTCTGATTGAATATTTAAAATATTATTGGAGAGAAGAACAACCCAGTCTAGTGTTGAATCTCCATAGAACTTATTAGCAACATTATCTGGTCTTTCATCGCCAACAATAGAATACTTTTCAAAAAACTGTAGATTCCCAAAAATATCTTCTCTTAGTTTTCCACGTTTGAATAAGTTTTTAACAGGTATATATTCAGAGATATATGTTTCTCCGGGATTTCTAGAGACATAATCAAAGTTTGGTACTTGTCTGAAATATGGTTTTGTCATTTTAGTATCCTATTGGGTGGTCTTTGTAATCTACATCGTAAATTGGTTCTAGTTCTTGGAATGATAATGACATTGTATAAGAGACCATAGTACCGTCTGGGTATGTCATATAAGTTCCAAGAGGTGTGTACTCAACAGAACAAGATAAGAGAGCACATTCTTTAATTAGACTAATGCCAGGGTGAGTTTCGTCTGGTCCATTGTACTTATATTCTATAAAGAATGTATTGGGTGCTTTTAAAAATATTCCAGCACCCTCACTTTTTTTAACTGCCATATTTTTCTTAAAGAATTTAATTATCTTTTTGATGTTTTCTCCTTCTGCTTTTTCTCTTGCGGACATTTGAAATCTAAATTCAAAAGGTCTTATCTGAGGACCAGAGAATAATAACTCTAAGTTGGGGTTTAATACATTTCCAAATCTTGAGAGAAGATTTTGAGTACCAAGCGCTTCTTGGGCTAAATAAACTTTTAATTGTTGTTTATTAGATATAAGTTCTTTAGCAGCTTTCTTACCCGCTTCTTCAAATGCACCTCCAAACTCTCCAGGATTTTCTGCATTCATAGCCTTTAATGATGTGTTTAATGCAAGTTTATCAATCTCATTTAAATTTCCACCTTGCCATTCAACACTATTATAATCTGATATACTTGCCTGAATTGGTAAGAAAACAGAACCTATAATTTTTTTGCCGGTAGTGTTTAGTCTGTTTTGGTTAGCAATTGTTCCGGTTTCTAAATTTCCACTGGGCTGATATTCTACTGCAGTAAATTTAATTCTATCTTGCTTAGTAGATTGCATTTTAAGAGGATAGATTAAAAATCCTCCATCTCCAGAACTAGTTTTTGGTTGATTTGGATTTTGTGTTGGAACGCTTCCACCTTGAGCATCTGGTGTTTGTGCTGTTGATGCAGCATTTCCACTACCGCCACCTGCTTGACTTAGACCCGATTGTTGTGACGGGGTTCCTCCTGTTGTACCAAAGAAAGTTGTCTCAGTTGACCTAACTTGATTCTGTCGTATTTGATTTAATGATGAGGTTGGATTTGACAACAGTTGCTGCTCTTCTGCAGTTGCATTTGTAGTGTTTATTTCTCTAACTACACCATCTTGATCCGCACCATATCCAGCAATAGGTACTTCATTATTTCCTTGCGCATCAGTTCTAAAGAGTGTGGAAGAAAAGGTTCCATTCCCATTATCAGTTACTTTTGTTCTGTAGAACTTACCGTTTAGTGTATTTACTCCACTGACTGCAGTTGTTGTCATTAGACACAGCGTTTTTACTTATTTAGACGGAATTTTCCATACTGCAATGAAACTAATTCATCCAACTCATTGTATTTGACAACATGAAGTTTTCCAGCAATTTCTTCCCAAGTGTATTGCCTTGATTGTCTCCAGTGAAAGTTTAATCCTTTGAAACCCCATCTTTCAAGAGAAGTACATGCAATTAATGGGTGTTGATCATATTCAATATTTGGTGTCTTTGGATTATAAATGAATGTATAAAATTTTCCTGGTTCTGGATATAGAACTTCTTCTTTAAAAATATCCATAATCATTAGCATAATGTCTTCTGGATCACTACTACCAGTCTCTTCAATTCTTTTTAAAAGTTCCTTGGTCCTTGCTGTACCAGTTCCTACATACTTACCAAAACCTTCTGCCATTACTTAATACCCAACTCTTCTTCTGTAATGACCTTAAACTCTAACATTCTATCAGCACACCATTCTTTTGCCGCAGCCCATTTTGCTTGGTTCACTGCATAAGTTTTGCATTCATAAAGATATGATTTAGTCACCCTTGACTTTTGTTTCGGTGGAACAGTTTGTTTTTTTGGTTTCACTTCAATTACATAAGTTTTGATTTTGCCAGATTGTTCTTTGACTTTAATCAAATAATCTGGGAAATATCGGTGAACTTTACCGTCTACTGGAGAAACATATCCAATACAAAACTCCTCCGATGCCCAAGATACGATGCTTGGGTTATGGTCGCAATAATAACAAAATTTTCTTTCCCAACTGCTTCTGCAGATAATGTTATTTGCGTCGCCTTTATATTTTTCTGGATACGATGGTTTGTAGATACTTTTAATACTCTCTGCCATTTCCAGTATACATAATATATTAGTACAAGTATTTATAAATGGCAGATCCATTAACTGGATTTCAATTAGCAGAAGAAGGAATAAATCTTGCCCCTGGTGTTCCAAGACCTTCAACTAATACAACATCTGGTAGCGGAACTAGTCCAGGGAATGGATCTTCATCGTCAAACTCAGGTCCTACTGGTCCGGTTCCAAGGCCAGTCCCCAACTTTGAGGTAAAGCAGAAACTACTAAGACCTGCCCTAACTTCTCATTTTCAATGTATCTTTAATCCACCAGATGTTCAAGAAATAAGACAGTATTATATTGAAGGTGCTCAGGGCAATACTATTACTTTACTTTGTAGTGATGCTTCATTACCTGGTTCGTCTGTCCTAACAAATGATATTAATGATGATTATACGGGCATTACTGAGAGATTGGGATATCGTAGGCAGTATGATAATACTATGGAGTTTACTTTTTATGTTGATCAGGGATCTGCAAATGGTGGATATAATACTATTAGATTATTTGAGGCTTGGATTAGATACTCCATGGGAGAAACAACAGAAGCTCCAGACTCTAATTACTACTACCGAGTAAGATATCCTGATGAACCTAGAATTGGATATAGAACAGAAATGTTTATCCAAAAGTTTGAAAGGGACTTCTTGGGAAACTATTTGGAATATGTTTTTGTTAGAGCATATCCAGTTGCGATTGCTTCCATGCCAGTATCTTACAATGCATCTGAATTATTAAAATGCACTGTTTCGTTTACGTTTAATCGCTATGTGTTGAGAAGTCGTGCAAATCAACCTATTGAACCATTGGGTGAACCAAGACCTCCTGGAATTCCCAATCCTTCAACTCCAATTGGAGCATCGATTGACAATCCATCTTCGCTTGGAAATAATCCAGGATTATTTGTCGGTGCTGCTATAGATGAACGTAGAGTTAATAAAAATGCAGGAAGCACTGCTTTTATTGATTAGTGAAGATTAGGTTATTTTTCAAGTAATAAATATACCAGATAATGTTATTTGAATTTTAACATGCCTTTACCTAAGATTTCTACACCAACTTATGAACTTGAGTTGCCTTCAACTGGACAAACAATTAAGTATAGACCCTTTCTCGTTAAAGAAGAAAAACTTTTAGTTCTCGCATTAGAATCTGAAGATACGAAGCAAATTACTAATGCAATCAAAACAGTTATTAAAAACTGCATTGAAACAAAGGGTATTAAAGTAGAGACACTACCTACATTTGACATCGAATATCTTTTCCTCAATATTCGTGGTAAGTCTGTTGGAGAAGAGATTGAAGTAAATATCATTTGCCCAGATGATGGACAGACTACTGTTCCTATTGCTATTAACGTTGATGATATTAACGTTCAAAAGAATCCAGAACATAATAACAAGATCAAACTTGATGATTCTATTATGATGGAAATGAAGTATCCTTCATTGGACCAATTCATTAAGAGCAACTTTGACCTGTCTGCAGACAATACTGTAGACCAATCTTTTGAGTTGATTGCTTCGTGTATTGGTAAAATCTTTACTGAAGAAGAAGTGTGGGTTGCTGAGGATGTAACTAAAAAAGAAATGATTGAGTTTTTAGATCAAATGAATACATCACAATTCAAACAAATTGAAAAATTCTTTGAGACTATGCCCAAACTTTCTCATACAGTAAAGGTACTCAATCCAAAAACTAAAGTTGAAAATGAAGTTGTTTTAGAAGGGTTATCAAGTTTTTTCGCGTAAGTATGTCGCATATGAACCTGGAAAGTTATTTCAGGTTGAATTTTTCCCTAATGCAGTATCATAAATATTCATTAACAGAGATTGAAAATATGATACCTTGGGAAAGAGACATTTATGTTGGACTTCTTAAGAATCATTTAGAGGAAGAAGAACTTAAACAACAGCAGCAAAATAGATAAAAATGGCTCCAGTATCCGAAAAAGTAGATGAAAGAATCCTAAGGTTACTGGGTCTTGAGTTTGTTTTCGATCTTGATTATGCGACCTATATAACTCTATTAAATGAGGCAATAATTTCTGGTAGAAACAGATTGCCTCCAGAAGAACTTGCTTTATTATCAAACGAGAAGAAAAGAATACGCGGTAAACAGGGTAGGTTTAAACCGCAAAAGCAAAAAATAACTGCGGATAAATTAGCAACAACCAAGTTTTTAAAACCTACTGTCCAACCAATATCATCTCCAGTTGTACCTGCTCAGGTACAGACACCACCACCACAACCAATAAACTTATCTCCACTTGAAGGTCCACTTGAATCTATAAAAAGTACCCTACAAGAATTTTTAAAGTTTAGGAAAAGTTCTGAGGAACAAGAAAGAAGGAGCTATGAGGCCGCGAGAAGAGCAAAAAGAGAAGCGGTATTAGAAAATGTGCAGCGAGGAATGTCTGCAGTTTCAAATGCTGTTAAGAATTTTATATCACCATTTCAAGGAATTGTTGATCGCATTTGGAGATTTATTTT